TGCCGGAACAGCGCCATGACCAACACCGTCAAGCCAAGTAATCAAGTTCTGGTAGCGCGTATTGGTGACAACCGCATTGGGGTCAAAAAACTCAATAATGGCATATCCGTTACCACCCGGCGCACCACCTACATATAGATTTCCCGGTTGCGTTGAACCACCACTGCCGCCAGCCCCAATTCCGCCTTGAGAATTTGATACGCCGCCACTGCCAAAGGCAGATGACCCACCAGAACCGCCCGGCGTGTATCCGTAGGCATCGTATTCTGTTGTTCCGTTACCGCCGCCAAGGCTTCCGCCAACACCAACCAAGCCGTACCTCGGGCCAAACGGGCCGGGACCAACATAAATAAACGGATCCCCTCCGGTCCCCGGAGAGCCGCCACTGGCAGAATACCCCATAAATGATGTAGCGCCGCCATACCCTCCAGTACCTCCTGCCACATTGGCGATGATGGGAATAGTTCCATTCCCCCCTGCTCCAACGACAAGCGTATAGGTACTTCCCGGTGTGACGTTGGCGACAGTAACGGTAATCATTGCGCCAGCGCCACCGCCTCCACCAGAGAAGCCTCCGCCTGCTTGGTTCGATCTGGCAGAACTACCTCCACCACCACCACCAGCCCCCTGAATGGTGAACCGTACATTGACGGCAGACCACCCGGTTCCGGTTGGCACCGTGATCGTATAGGTTCCCGGCGTCCCGTAGGTATAGACCCGGCCAGCAAAAACTCCGGGGTCAAGCGTTCCGGCCGTCAGTCGCCCAGAAAACGTACCAGTGGCTGCCGACAGGGCGCCCGTGAAAGTTCCTGTCGCTGCCTGCAGCGAACCAGAAAACGTACCGTTGACAACAGCTAGGTTGGTGCCGTTGATCTTGTCGGCGGTGATCGAATTGGTGGCAATACGGCCAGCGGCCAGCGTCCCGGTGGTGATCTTGTCCGCCGACAGTTCATAGATCATGGCGCTGGTGATAAAGGCGTCATGGATAAACGCCGATTTCATGTAGGTGCCAACCGGAATGGTTACACCATTGATTTCCGTCGGTGTTTCCACCGTGAAGAACGGCTGCTCATCAAGAATGCCGGACATGGCATCAAGAAGATAGGCTGGGTTTTGCGCGGTCTGACCAAGCGTTCCGCCCACCGCGTTGTATGGACCCATGACGCCGGCAGTCGAAACAAAGCGGATCCAGTAGTATCGCTGCGTTCCTTCGCCAACAGCGTGCACGAATATCACGCCTGACGACTGGCCAACAAGTTGCGCCGATGAAAAGTTATCCACCTCAGCAGCCCAAATCTCTGTATAGCCGTGATTGCTGTACGCAAGGCGCGGATCGTCCCATTCAAGCAGGATGATTGTCATTGCGCCAGAGGCGGTAAGGCCGGTAGGAACAGGCGGCACCGCCATCGATGTATCGGCTGTCGGCTTCAGGTTTCCAGAGGGATCCTTGGACAGTACGCCAGCGTCGATGAGATCCTGCTTGCTGGCGAATCCGGTCAATCCAGAGCCAGATGCCTTATCCATCCATAGCTTCATGGCGGACAGGATATTGGTCAGCGATGCGTCGTCTGTATATGGAACCGCCGGGATATTGGGAAGCGTGGTTGCGCCGGATGACAGATCGGTTCCGCTGACAGCGCGCAATGCGGCGAGTGGATCAGACATTTTTCAACTCCGTCATGCTTCCGGCGATAGAGGCGACCGTCCAATGGTCTGTTCCAGAAATCTCGAATTCCCACAGTCGGGCGACAAATCCAGAAGGCAATCGGAATGGTGCCGGGCCGGTGATCACTTGGGTATGTGTCAGTGTGGCGCCGTTGGCCACCAGCAATCCGCCAGAATCAGCAGCGATGTTGGCCGCATCAGAGGGTTTATCCACCGTAGCCAGAAACTTGAAGATCAGGTTTTCGAAGCCATTGGCCTTGATCTGAGCGCAAGAAAAACCGGCAGGATAGCCAAGGTTGAATCGCTTCGACTTCCACAGGGATGTCTTCAGGGTTCCACTATCCCATTTCTGGATGTTCGTTCCGATAGCCAGATACATCCTGTCTTGAACGGGATCGACGTAGCAGGCCGTAGCCGTGATGTCGTGTGGGATGAAGTTTCCAGAAGAATCGAGGACGAATCCGCCCGTGGTCAGGAATCCGTAATACCGGCCATCGTGCTTGCAGGAGAACATCGATGACGGATCGAGCGCCTGCCACGAATCGCGATCAAACAGCGTATCCGTCAGCAGCTTGGCGCCGACCGGGCTCAGGGATACAAGTCCATCCGGCGAGGCATAAATAACCGCGCCCTGCAGCGCGACAACCGAGCGCGCCGATACGCAAGCCTGCTCATCGTCCATGCGAATCATTTGCGCTGCCTCGGGTTCCCCTGTGTTGATGAAGTATGGATAGCCCGTTGTCAGCACGGCAACCCCCTGAGCCAGCGGAGCCACCGCGACAATTTCATATTCACAGGTCAGGCGGTACTTCATTGGCCATGCGTAGGGAGCGCCAACCACACTGAAACAAACCTCCTTGCCAGAAAACCCGCACAGCGCACCGGACGGCAGCGCAACAAGCCCCGCCAGATCGTCAGGCGGTACATCCCAATCCAGTGTTGCCAGCGGTTCGCCAATCAGCGCAACATCCACATTGTCGGTAAAGGTCGTCACGCCGGCAGCAACGGCGCCAACGTAGTAGTAATTCGTGCCAGACGACGAAGACACACTGCGGTAAATGTATCGCTTGGTGATGTTGTGCTGGCCTGCCGGGATCGTGTCGGTAATGGTCAGTTGGATCACATGCAAAGAGTCGGCCGATGCGACTGCTGCCGGCGATGGCGCTGACTCTTCACCCCATGCGGTGACGTTCGTAAAAACGTAGGCGCGCTCTTCTTGGACGGTAGGCCCAGCCCCTTCTATGCGCGTCAGAACAGGTGCAATGGTCGGCGCCGGAACGCCAAGATCATAGGTGGCAACCGGGTAGGATGTTCCGCCTGATAGCGCCAGAGAGAAATCTGTTTTCTTCGGTGTGCCGTCGCCCGTGAAGTAGGTGCGCTCAGTTGTGTCGCCAGCAATCGGGCCGCGCGCCACATGAACAGGCGTGGTCCAGCTAAACCAATACTGCCCCTCTGGTTGTGAAATACCGAAACGGTAGATGCTCTTTTTGGATCCTGACTTGGTTGGCGTAGCCACTGTAACCGGGGATTTCAGTGGCGCAACGCCGCCTCGATGCAGAATGGCATTGTTTGCCGCTTGAGCCAAGTTATCCGGAAGAAGCTCGGGAGTGGTTTTAGGCGCAATTCCGCCCATGTTCTGAAGGACAATCATGCCGACTTCCTCATCTTGGCCAGCGCCACTAACTTGTCGCCGCTGCCAAACTTGTTTTGAATAGAAATCATGGTGTGATGTACTCCTTGTTCAGCCACGTCATCAAATTACTGGCATCTGCCCACCGCGCATGTCCGGACCAGGACGCGAGAAACTTCGTCAGTGACTCATGGTCTCCAGCTTGGGTATAGCGCTTAACCTTGCGCTTGGCACGGACAACCGAGTTTTTGCGCAGCAGCTTGTGCGTCGGCCAAATTCGGTAGCCGAGGAAGTTGATCCCGCGTGATACCGGCTGTGCTGCCCAGTGGCTAATCTTCAAACCCAGACGCTCCCGCGAAAAATCTTCAATCTTGCAAAAATCTTCGCGCAGGCGCTGCAGATCATTGGAAACGATCACGATGTCGTCCATGTAACGCGCCCAGTGGCGATAGCCAAGGTCGAAGTGAATAAAACGATCCACCACGCCACCGACTAGGTTGGCTGTCAGTTGCGAGGTAAGGCTGCCAATCGGCACGCCGCGTCCTTCCGGCACGATGATTTCGTTAATGATGCCGAGCGTCTTGGCGCAACCAATTTTGCGGGCGTACATTTCGCAGGCGGTTTGTCGCGGGATCGACGGAAAAAACTTTGAGAAGTCCGTCTTGAGAAAATAACCGGCATTGGTGCTGCGCAGCATTGCTTGCACATGGCGCACCCCAGCGTGCGTGCCATAACCGGGCCGGCAGGCAAAGGTATAGGGCAGCAGCGTGGCTTCCATGATTGGGCTGATTACGTTGCACAGGGCGTGCTGCACTAGGCGGTCTTTGAAATCAAGGGCGCTGATCAGCCGGGCTTTGGGTTCGTAGATGGTGAAGGTCCGGTACTCGCCAATCTTGTAAGCGCCGTCTTGCAGTTCATCTCTGATAGCCAGTAGGTTGGCTTCGGCAAACTCCTTGAACTCCAGATAGCCCCATGTCAGACGCTTGCCTTTGGCCGTCTTGTGGTAGGCGTCGCGCAGGTTGTCCAAGGAGGTGATCCGGTCGATCAGGTTGCGTTGTTTTTTAGGCATGAGAATGCTGGCCGCGCCGTTCGATGTTTCACTACTAGGCGCTCTACCAGACCGAGCAATGTATTTCCCGAAGGAGGACGGAGTCGGCTGACCACACGTGGACTGGTCGGCCTGACGTACCGGAGTGACGCCAGAGCGATTAAATCTTGTGTCGTAACAGGCGAAGCGCGACCCGATGTTGTTGTTCGAGTTCGAGGCAGCGTTGTTCCAGATCGACGAGCGTGAACCGGAGCTCGAGCTGTTGTTCCAGTTGCCACCAAAAAGCGCCGCATTTACCCAATCCGCCCCTGCGGTTTTTGGCGTTTGATCCACGCGCCCAGCATCGCTCCTACTTCCGCAAGTAGCACTTGGCTGACTTGAAGTTGGTGTGCCGTAAGTGACCGGATCGCAACCAGAAACCGCAACCAGAATCGCAGGTCGGCAAGCGCCGCGTCCGCGAAGTACAGCTTGGACACCTGTGTGCTTTTCCCAGCTTGAAACATCATGTCTGGAATCGACAGCAGGCGCTGCAAAAACATGTCGCGAGCAACCCCATGCTTGCGCGGAATCGATTGGGCAATCGGGTACAGGTACGCGATCACTTTCTCGTATTTCTCGACAATGGCCATTTGGTCGTAGCACGGTGCAGCGTCTTTCACAGGGTCCATATTCATCCGGGCGCTTCCGCGCCCTCACTCAAGCCACAGGTGGTCACAGGCGAAGCGCGACCCGATGAAGTTGGCCGAGTCCGAGGCAGCGAGGCTCCAGATCGACGAGCGTGAACC